GTCAGACAGATCCTCAGAGAGGAGCTGTCTAACAGGCTCTCTTTGGCAGCATACTAATAGCTGCCCACCGACCTCAGAAAGGTCGGTGCCACCCAGGTTTCATCTTGGACGACCTGGGACGTCCAGCACGTTGAAGGTGATCCTCGCTTAAGAACTGACTTGCGTCAGCCTCAGCGGCAAGGAACCACTTCATCAAGGCGCCAATGTCATCCAGCTTGTCAGCTGGCTGCTTGGCCGAGACTGTAACACCCCTGACTAAGAGGTGCTGCAGATCACGGTCCCACCTAAACGTCTGGGTAACAACATCACCCATGTCGTAGGTGTGACAACCAAGAACGGGACTGAAATTGTCGTCATGTGGTTTACTCACATAGACATAAGGCAAAGGTATAATACTCCTAAGCAAAATGTCCAAGCGATCAACCACGCGATCATAACCAGCATGAAACAGTTGGTTACGAAAGCTGACGGCGGAAACAGTCTCTTCAACATGCCTTCTGCCTTTCGGTAGATGTCTACGACAACGAACAATGGAAACATCGTTCCCATCGTAGTATTCTTTTCCGCAAGACTCTCTGAACTTTCCAGTCCAGAAACTCTTTTTGGAATTCACTTTGAAGCCATAGGCCTCTAGTGACCGAACGACAGAATCGACGTATTCCACGGGGACAATGATATCATCCCCGTAGACACGCACCCGACCTCGAAGAGACACGATGTCTCTCCGGGTCAACTGGCTGTTGAGCGCATTCTGAATACCAACGAAAACGACGGTCAGAAAGACCATCGCCTCGAAAGGAAAACAGAGCGCTGAACCCATAGACGCAAACTTGGCGAGTTCATGAATGGACCCGTCAGGTAGTTGAGCCTTCCGTGACCGACACGCGTCAACCCATGAAAATAACATAGGGTGATTACGTAGAAGGGCACGTACATGCTCAAATGAGACACGATCACTAGCTTCACTCAAATCGAGAGTCGCTAGTGTCCCATTAAGGGAGCCTTCGCGCGCAAGCCATTGATTTGGCCATTGCTCTTTGGCTGAGACGAAACACTTAGCGTTGTCATCGCTTTGTGTTGCGTCCTCGATCAATTGCCTAAGACCTTGCTGCACATATTGCATGTGAGTAGGTTCCATAGCAATCACTCGAGGTGTCTTCATCGTTTTAGGGACGAATACGACCTTAACGGGCCGTTCGTCCTCGGGTTCGAGGATCGTTACACACTCCTCTTGTCCTTCTGGTTGTAACCAGTCCAGACAAGATGAGGATACGGACGGGATTAACCCTTCCCAATGAGGGAAGAGCTCCTCGAGCCGTCGTGTCCACAGTCGATTACGATACTTCGCGTTACCGCGGAGCCCGTCGGCAGTGGATCCAGAGCTATGCCTTGGCAGAACTCCTGCTGAGTAAAGCTGATTCTCAACAGAAGAAAACAAATCAGCAAAAAGCATAGCGCTGACCCGATTGAAGTCCAACGCCAGGATATTACCTGACGAAAGACCCAACCGAAAGGTGTCAGCAAACTGGACAACGTCCTTCTCACACTCGACATAACCACGCATCGCCTTTCTCTCCCGTTTAGGAGAGCAGGGGTGTTTCATCTTTCCGAACATCAGAGTAATCTGACGAACGGATCGAATGGAACTGATGCACGGGGAGTCGAGCAACAGACCAGTCTTTAAGTCGAACACTCTCTCCAGGAAACCTCGTAGAAATACGGGGAGCCCTTGCTTCCGACGGTGGAAACCGGCGAAGGCACTGGGAGATACGTAGCCTTGGTCAAGACTTCTTTCGAAGTCAGAACCAAAGTTAGGAAGCGAAATCGTTAAAAACGACTCGCCCTCCTGTTCGACTCGTCTGCTGACAGTTTGTCCGTCAGCAGTGGCGCACACGTCAAGACTCACCATTGCATAACAATCTACAATGGTGTCACAAAGAAGCGCGATCAGGCTTTTCAAGGCTGCATCCATAAAAGGTGCTAGTCCTTCCTCAGCTCTGGTCTTATTTCGCCTCTCCAGAAGTCCGCATAGCGTCAGCCATCTCTTCCCCAAGGGGTGAAATTAACCCTAGTTGGAGATTTCCAGAATTAACTGGGAGATGTCTTGCTGTTGCGTAGTATGGCTCAGACGCCCTCTGTTCCGCAAGGTCCAGAAGACGTTCGAACTGAAGAGAGTCCATCAGGACTCTCCACCTACGAACTTAACAGCAAGAGCAGCGGAGGAAGCTGCAAGTGCAGTCCCAAGGGACAGCACAAGCTCCTTTTGCTGCGTGACCGTAAAGCCATTGACAGGAGTGTCAATGACAAGATAGCACGACATCGACGACTGGTTGTTCCGATCAGGAACGAACGGGTCAGCGGTGAGTGCCGTCTCGGTCACACGGATAGTGCGTCGAACCCTCTTACCATACTGGTGAGAGACCGTCATCTTGACGGAACCATCGCTAGCGGTGAAATCACCGTATGCGATGGCAGAACTGGTTCGCGGAAGCGAAACAGTTCCCGGCGTACTACCGATAGTGACTGACTGCGGGTCGGCGAAAGCCATAGCAACGATCCTTTGTGATTAGTTGTTATTTGCCATGATTGTCCTTATGGGACCATGGACCTACGGATTATTCCGCAGGATTCTGGGGGCTCTAGTTAAACCTAGAGCACCTAGGATGGCAGCCCGACTGGGAGACAATGCTTCCATATCGACGCCAAACCCATATGGTGATGCCCTGTGTCTCTCCTTCGACGTGATTGAATACGTCTTAGAGATAGAGGTTGGGAAGTAGCTGCCGGGGTAAATGCCCTCGTAACCACGTAACCCAAGCAAACGGTATTCAATAGAGGCATCGGTCTGATGCATAATGTAACCGTAGCGCATCACAAGCGAATCGCTGGACAACCTCTCAGCATTGTGAATAACATTACCCACACTGCTGAACCAGTCGATTAGCCAGGTCCACGGTGTCAGCTGCCACACGGTTTCCGGAGTGATTTCGGAACCGAGCAGATAGTTCGCCTTGTACTCGAAGTAACTCAATCGAGATAGCAGATCATCTGCCACATCGAGAAAGTACGTCCAGGCACAAGAGAACCACGTTTGAGACCTCATAGTCTCAGTAACGTGACAGACACCGGCAGTGCTCGAAGAATCCCAGAATTGGTCAATTTGTGAAGTCTGACCAAGACAAGACGGCATGTAGGGTTTAATACTCCCGAGTGCTATCTCAGATTGGGAAACAGAGACACTGTCATCAATTCTAGCCTTCCGTCTGGTAATTAAACCAGATCCGTTCCGCAAAAGCCGCAGTAAATTACCTGCGGTCTTAACGGACGACGCTAGTTTCGTCAAGTCTCCAATAAATGGAGCAATACCAAACTGTTCATTGAGGTATTCCTTACTAAGCCCAACGGCTTTTGAGGATCCCACAAGACCAGCCATGGTAGGCAATTTTGGAATATCTTGTTCCAACTCGCCGACGAACTGGGCCAGGCTAGCTACTGGATTAGTAGGAATGGTTCTACGAATAAATGCCGACCCATCCAGATTTATCTGGTTTTGAGTGTAGGCGGGAATTTGGGGGTAATGATCAACATCACTCCCCGGCACATACAGTCTGATCGGACCCGTATAATACAGATCGGGACCAAACGGATGGTGCTTCCTGAGAGCGCTGACATTTTCGTCAGCATAAAATATCTCTCGTTTGATCGTAGTGAACTCATGACCAGTGTCATAGACGGCACCGCCCGGTCCGGAATTACCGAACCGACCAGGGTCGTCCTTATTGCGCTGGCGTAACTCAGCATAAAAACCGGCTTGTGAGCCGGATGTCTGAGTAAAGAGTCCATTTTCCTCAAGTGGATCAGCGTTCTCCCCACGGCTATGTGCCGTAGTTCGCCAACTGTCCACTGACTGATCTCCAGTAGGCCAAGAATCAAGACCGGCAGGAAGGTCAACGCGATCCGTAGGATTTGGTCCCGCAAAGTAAAAATACCTTGCGTTATCATTTCCCAACGGGGCGAAAACCCTCTCGCTAGCAACTCTTGGCATAATTGGACCTTCATATGAAGTGGTGAGTATTTATCCGACGTCAAGCGCCGGGGAGGCCCTTCTGGG